CCGCCTCGATAGACAGCTCGAGAATGTCGTCGTCGATCTCGTCAGTGATGCGCAGGGCCTTTTTGACAAGGTCGAGCGAAACATACCCATTAGTGACAGTCACGGCAAACCTCCACCGTCCAGTCTACTAGAGCCACTCCCCAGCCCTGCGGGTCTTCAACGACCACGAAAACCCCATGTCCATTCCCGCCGACTTTTGCTTATACAACGTCACATTTCGCCGGAACGTCTCCGCGTTCTTCTCCTGAAACCGTTTATCGGATTTCAGCGTGCTCGAATTGTCATGCCCCGGCGCAAGATCCAACCGGGTAAACGGCAAACCGGCAAACTTCACCCGCCGTTCAAAATCATTATCCTCACAGTAGGCAGGATAGAAACGTTCGTCAAACAGCCCCACACGGTCTATGACGGCCTCACCTACGGCGAAGGTGTGCCAATGCGGAACATGCGTTGAGAGCGTGAGAGAGTCGCTGGAAGCCGTTGAGAGTAGTTCTAGGTCACCGGGTCGAAACCACATGTCATTGCTAGCGAACGTCCACACCGGATCGTGAGGAAATAACTTAATCCCTAGATTCCACGAACCCGCCACACCCAGATTAGACGGCAACATCAACACGCGCAGATTCTTGACCGGCAGTTCACTCTTCTCGAAAACATCCTCGAAACCGCCACCGTTATCAATTATGAGAAGGTCACGAATCGGAAAGTCGATCGACTGCAACATTCGCCTGAGCAAATCGTAACGGTTCAGCACGGGCACAATCAGGTTGGCAATCATTCCGGTAGTCTAGTGACATGAGCCATGCCGCACAGTTAAATTGGTTCGAGAAAATCCGCCGAATCAACCCCATCTGGTTCACCCACGTTCACGTTCTCGAAATCGGCTCCCTCAACATAAACGGCACTATCCGCGGCCTTTACGACAACCCGATCACTTACATCGGTGTAGATGTTGGCCCCGGTCCCGGCGTAGACCTCGTGGCAGATGGTTCCACCCTGGACTATCCCGACAACAGTTTTGATGTCACCGTGTCAGCCGAATGTTTCGAACACAACCCCGAATGGGTCGCCACCTTTGCCAACATGCACCGTATGGCGAAAACCGCCGTCCTAATGACCTGCGCTTCCGAGGGACGACCCGAACACGGCACCAGTCGAAACGACCCCGCCTCATCACCACACACCGGCGACTATTACCGCAACCTCACACAGGCAGACTTCGAACATGAGTTCGACCTAGACAGTATGTTCAGCGAATACAAGTTCGAGTACAACCCGCGGGCGTGTGACCTATATTTCTACGGCATCAAACGGTAACGGTTCCTGTCGCATATTAAACCCGTGAGCGTAACCGTCCCGGAGGATAAACGGTTTCGGATCGCGTAACCCAATCCACCCTTCCGCCTGATGCCGATGGTCGTTTCCTACCGGTGGCAGAGTGCGTAGATAATTCAAGTGTGCCCACCAATAGTTCCCGCCGAAAAAATACCGGTGATGTTTATGCTCATGGTCCGGTGAGGTTAGCCAATGCGAACCAGCCACATCCGCCTGCTGTAACCCCTCAACGGCTTCCTGCCAACGGACCACATTGTCGTAAATCATCGACCTACGCCACAGGTCAGCCAACTTCCGTGGAAACCCCGCACCCTTCGTGTGCCCATACAACAACAAACCCGAATGATGTTGCGCGAACTCACGCACCTTCGACAGTGTGACCTGCTCCCAGCCCGTCTCCGCCTCTGCCACACATTCACCCGGCAAAACCTTTTTCACCTGTTTCCGGCGATCCTCAGAACCCACCACGCCGTAATAGAACCCATCCAGGTTGCGTGCCAACCCCGAATGTTTCAACGCAGCCAAATGCTCACCTAACGGCAACCGCCACGAACCGTCCGCAAAGACGTGGAAAAAATGGTGGAGTGCCATGTCAGGCTCGGGCGAAATAGTCTTTCCAAAACGGCAACCATTGGTTATCCCACACCGTCTCTACGCTGAACTGCGAGGCAAACTCAATCGCCTTCTCCGACGGTCCACGATCCGCCTCATTCGCACGGCGCAACGCACCCAGAATCGAAGTCACGTCGGGAATCTTCCACCACGCCTGTTGCCCCTCATCCCAAAACGGATTCCCCTCCACCAGCCACGAATCCTCCGACACCAAATCCTGACAAGCCGCCCACGAGGACGCAATCACCCGCGTGCCTGTTGCCTGCGCCTCAATCTTCGGCACACCAAAACCTTCTCCATAAGACGGGGCTAGCAACACGTCAAACGCCGTATAGAGTGCCGCCATTTGCTTCTGCGTGTACCCATACCGCAGGTTCATTGGGTCAGGGAAAATCACCTTCTCCGGTTCAATCCCACACGCCTGCAATAGTTTCGGCAGATTAAACCCGCCATAGGCTGCCGTCGGTTCGGTGTGAATGTATAGATAGGCGTTCGGGTTTTCCTTCATATACAACGACACGGCCAACAGGTTCTCCCCGTAGGCTTTCCGGTGCAAAACCTTGTTTGCCTTATTCGCGGCCACCATGCCAATCAGGAACGCATCCTCCGGCACCTGCATAAACTCACGAGTGGGCACCGTGTCAAACAAGTCCGTAGGTGAATAAGTTTTCGTGTCAATCATGTGCGGAATATAAATCGATTTAATGCCCGACTGTTCCATTTGCCGTTGCCCGTGTGGACTCATCGCCACCGGAGTCACATTGTCCTTCATTACCCATTTCGCCACACCCGGAGGCATTGACACATGATCCAACGGAACCCACGAAACAATCGGCACCTCATCCAGTTTTGGATTCTGATACACCCACACGTCATAGAGAGTCATAAGCGCGTGAGGTTTGTCCTCATGTCCGGCGCGATGTTGCGCGTGATACTGAGGCATCACATCATCCGAATACGGTGCCAGACCTTTTGGATAGTGGGTGACTTTTCCGCCCTTAACTTTCAGTTCGTCAATACGGGCCTCCAACCCATAGTTGGAGAGTGCGGCAGTGCGGATTCCGTGGCGGACAAACCGTTCCACCAAATACTGCGCCTGTTGTCCATAACCAGTTGGCGCACCGGGAGAGTTGGAAGCGAGTGAGATAACAGCGTCAAGTTGTTCGGGTTTCACACGCTTAGGCTAACAAAAAAACCGACCCCCATCCTTTTGGATGAGGGCCGGTTTCGGTTGTTTCGAGTGTTACGCGGTAATCGACTCGAAAGCCTTGACGTGACCAGCGTGAGTCAGGTCACCGTCGAGACGCATGATGAACCGGTAGGTCACCAGGTTGGCGTTGAAGGCGTAGTCCTCCGAGGAGGCCACATCCAGACCGCCAGCCATACGCACTTTGTACGAAGGCAGGTGACCGAACAGAACCGGCAGTTCGCCAGCCGTACCAGTAGAAGCGAGGTGGGGATTTTCCACAACCTCGTAACCAGCGAAGGCATCCGGCTGTCCAACGTTCACCTGGTACAGGTAGTTGCCAGCGTCGTCCTTCAGGGTACGCATCTTTCCGATGGTCGAACCGTTTGCCATGTAAGCAACACCGGGCAGGCGGCGAGCCGCACCGTCCAGGCTGTACTGGAGTTCAATCAGTTCGTCAGCGGTGAACACACCAGAAGTGGCGGTTCCGGTCACACCAGTGGAAGCGGCGTTAGCAATACCGTTCGGCTTGCTCGATCCGTCTCCGGTGGTGAGGTCGGAGTTCGCCGCAAAACCGAGAGCGTTACCTGCTGCGTTAGCAAGGTGCGCTTCGATGTCGAATCCGGCATCCGTGACCAGTTCGCGCGAAACCTGGATGAGCTGTCCGTAACGGAAAGCACCCAGAGTAATGCTTGAGTAGGTCGGGTCGTTCTCCTCGATAGCAGAACCCTCAGCGGTAAGCGTGGCGGTTCCGTAGTTCGTGAGAGTCGGAATCGTCAAGTCCTCACCAGTGGTGGTGTTGATGATTTCCGAAGTGTCGAGCATAGGTCCGACGAGACGGGCAACATCGAACACCTGGTCGAAGAACGACTTGGGCACCGTGTTGGCACTCGAAATAATGTCGCGCTTCTCGAAGGTGTGCATGCCACGGGTCTCGGGCAGGCCACGGAGAATGTCCCCAGCGGAACGCTCCTCCTGCTCAGCGACAACGAAACCACGGGCAGCGAGGGAAGCCTCAGCCTTCCGCTCCTCGTTACGCTCAGCAACCTTGATAGCCTCATCCGCTTTACGGATGTCAGCCTCAATCCGGTCAATCTTTTCTGTCTCTTCAGCAGACAGTCCGCGACCCTCAGCCTCAGCTGAGTCAATGGTCTCCTGGATCTGGTGAACCAGGTTTCCGCGGAGTTCCTGCTGAGTCTTAACAAACTCAGACATGAAATGTCCTTTCAATGAATTAGCAAATGGTCACGGCTGCGCTAACGCAAAACCTCACGGCGGTGCTAACACTCAACCGTTACCTATATTCTACGAAACGGCGTGTCATCGACTTTGATAGTGGAGCCGCCCAGAATCGAACTGGGGTCCGACCAAGTGCCGCATGCGGTATTACCCAGCCGTCAAACCCTTTCGGCCCCTAGTTAGCGCCGACCCGTTTACGCAGTCGCCCCAACTTAGGATCTCGCACCTGCCGGACAACCGCAATGACCACCGCAATCGCAATAGCCACAACAATCAGAGCCACAGCCACCGCAACAGCCCATCCGAGAAACAGCCACGGACTCATCGAGTCTCTTCCGGCTCAACTACAGCCCGCTTAACTTTCGGTGCATCCAGTTTGGCAATCTCCTCAGCCCACTCCGGAGCCAGGTCTTTCACAATGCCCGACGACGGATTACCCGCCACCTTCAAAATCACTCGTTCAATATCTGATTTGCTAGCCATTAGATTCCCATCAATAGTTGCAACTTTTTCTTCTTCAATTGCAAAAGTTGCCGTGCCTTTTCCTCATCCTCAGATTCAGCCGGAGTCTCGTCCGTTTGCACAAGTTCATTCAACACGGTTTCAATCATCTCACGGTCACCCGTCGAAATCTCCTCACCGTTCTCAATCTTCAAAACAGCGTCAGCGAGCGCATCCGCATCCACCTCAGCGCGTTCCGCCACCGCAGCCAAACCACGGACAGTGGCCGTCCCATTAGTCGTCGGATAGGCAGGGAACGCCACACCCGTCGAAACCTCAAACAGGCGAACACTATTCAAAGTCCGTTCCGACCCGTCATCATTCCACGAGTCGCCACCCTGCGGGACAGTAAACCCAAACGAAAAACCAGTCACGTCGCCCCGTTGAATCAACGTCCGTGCGTCACGGCCAGCCTGCGTATCCGGCAACTGTGCCTCCACACGCAAACCCTGCCCATCCTCAAACAGACGCAAAGTACCCGCACGAGTAGAACCCAACACCATACTCGAATCGTGATTCCACAATAGTTTCACGTCATTACGAGACTGCAATGACCGTTTAAACGCACCCGGTGCAATCTTCTCCCGGAACGGCAAAGGCTCAGACAATTCGTTAAACCGCGCCGCATAACCCTCCAACAACATTCCATTGTCGGTCTCCCGAACCTCAAGTTCGGCACTAATCTGACGAGTTTCCAATTTCGACACGGCTTCTCCAGTCACACGATCCTCATTCTCTGCTTCGATTCTACCAACCACCCTTTGCGCGTATTCCATCGCACGGGTCGCCTGCCTACGATTAACACCGCCACCCCACAGCGCCATTGCTACAACACCCGGAGAAGGGTAAGCCGGGTGGTCAGGGGAGGCGGCAGGTGCATCAAGATCTACAAGATGGCGGGCAATCCACGCCGCAGTGCGAGACCACTTATCAGCAGTCACATTCCCCTCAGCCATCGCCACGGCCTCACGGACCGTCCTATCAACTAGCCCATCCCCCGACAGGCCCTCACGATGCCACTCAAGGCCCCTACGGGCACTCGCACGCATATAGGCGGGCGGTTCCAAATCCACTTGCCGATCCTCATTCCGAGTAGACCGCGGATGGTCCTCCGGCAACAAATCATTATCCGTCACATAATTGGCATTCTCCGGACGACCATTACGCAACAAATACAAGTAAGCGTTCACCCGAGCCATTGCCCACGCGCCACGAGAAACCCCCGGACGATGCGACGTTGAATAAGCACCCGCCCCACGCCGATACACAGTAGACAACTGCCCATAGGTCGTCCTCGTATATTGCGGTTTATCCTCCTCGTCCATCGCCTCGTTATGTTCCGAAACCTTATTGCGAAGCGCAGTCTCCGTCGCCTCCGACAATTGAATATCCGACCCACCCGGTCCCGCAGCCGAACCCGGCTCGTTCACATCCGAACCAGTAATTTGATCCTCCGGCGGAGCAGGCGTAGACGCGCCATCGTCCTCCTGTCGTTCCTCACGGCCCTGCCATGCGTTGCAATAGAAACCACCCTGGACGTACTCATCCCAACGTTCACAAAAAGCGCGACCCTCATCATCGAGGTTGTCCTCATTGAAAAACATACAGTTGCCACAGGCGCGGCCCTCCGGCACATCCTCCGCCGTAGCAGGCCGATAATTATCCGGTAATTCGCGAACAGCACGTTCGCCCAGATACTCCGAATCCTCAGCCTGAGCAATAGCCAAAGCCTGGTCAATCGCCCCCTGCTTCGTCGTATGACAGCCCATCACCTCACCATCATCTTTAATGGTCGCCCAGCCCGAGCAGCCGTACGCCGAATCAGAAATCAAGTAAGGCATTAGCGTGCAATCGTTAGAACCGTAAAGTCGCAGTTATTGTCAGGGGTCATCGCCCACAAAATATCTCCCGGCGGCACCATAATCTTCACATCGGTACCGGCCGCAATGTGGTGGCCGTTAGTCTCATCGACAGAATCGGTCGGACCGACAAAAGCATCTCGACTAGCCAACCGCTCCGAGTTGTGGAGGTGAACCTCTTGACCACCGTGGTGAGCAAACACCACTTGAACCGGTGTGTCTTGCTCTAGGTTGTAC